ACTCCGGAATAACTTGAGATGCTCTAACATCAACGGAAAAGTACGGAAGATACTCTCTCGACCAATCTAACGGTACATGGTAATATCCGTTTGAATCAGGTAGCATAGGAAATATTATAGCAGCATCGCACTCGCCGTTGGTGCAAATGTAGGAGGGGGATAGGTCGTCTTTTTGACAAGATACGGCTATCGCCGCAGCGCAAAAAAGCGCAAGTCCCCACGAAATTTTCTTTCTAAACATAATTTAAGTATATATTATCAACTTCCTTTTGAACATCCAGAACGACCTTATTATGAAGATCATCGTATCCTCCCGAGGTAACAACCCCTAGAGTATCATATAATGATATTGTAAGATCAATCTGTGT